ATCTAAATCCTTCGTGATCGTTTCCGCGTAGCAGTGAGAGTTCCGATGGTCTGTTATCTTCGTCGTGTTTAATGTCTTCCATGCACATCGTTTCTGATACGCAAATTCACCTCGTCAACAGATTTATTCAAACCTCTGTTTGGAACCGTTGAGCCGGATCGGTAGGACCGAGTCACGCCTGCTATTTCGCATCTTTCCGATCTTCAGACCATCGTCGCAGATAAAGATCAGTGCGTCAGCATCCTGCTCGATCGCCCGTGATTCTCTCGTCTGATTCTGCTCGTTGAGCTGCGTGGCTGTTACCACCGGACAGTTGAGATGCTTGGCGAGTTGCTTGCACCCGGCTGAGTTCTGTGCGACCTCTTCCTCCCTCGTCTTACTCGACCGGGGTGATGATTTGATGATCTGTAGGTAATCGATACCGACATACGCAAGCTCTCCGTTATTCATGTCCTTGATGCGTTGAGACTCAGCCTCGATGGTCGCCATGGTCTGGTTGGCTGATGCATCGATGTAGAGCTTCGACCCGGCGATGAACTCGCAGGCATCCTTAATCCTCATCAGGTCGTTCTTCTGAGCCTTCCGTGGCTGCGTGATCACACCGTAGTCCACCTTGCTGATGTAGCAGATGATGCGTCCGATGATCTCGTTCGTGGTCATCTCGATACTGAACAGTGCGACCGGTAGACCCTTGAGCAGAAACTCGCAGGCGAACTGGATGATCAGCACTGACTTGCCACGGGATGGCTTGGCACCCATCACCCATAGCTCACCACCCTTCATACCACCGCATATCTCATCAAGTTGAGTTAACCCTGTTGAGAAGCCGGGGATGTCACCGGCACCGTGAGCAGCCTTGAACGTGTCCGAGAACATCCCGATAGCCTGCTTACCTGTGTGGGATCGTTTCTGACCGCTCACAGCCTTGTTCATGGCTTCCATTGCGTCCTTGACCGTCTGCATCGCCTCAGTGCTGTCTGTAGCCTCTGAGAGTGCCTTGGCTGCGATCACACCCAGCCTGCGAGCCTTCATCTCACGGAGGGAGTCTACCCATCCAGTCCAGCCATTCCCAGACGGTGCGTAGCTGTAGACCTCGTTGATCGCACCCGGTCCGCCAGCCTTGGACAGCAGCCCGATGTCGTTGAGGTGAGGCACCAGCGTGATGAGGTCGATCTGACCCTCAGCGTCCCTAGTCTGGGTCTTCATGACCTCGAATAGGATCTGGTTGGTTGGGAAGTTGAAGCACTCGTCATCGATCCCCTCAGCTAGACCTTGCCGGTAAAGCTTCTCCGAGAACATCATCGCTGACAGCACAGCCTTCTCCGCTGACAGGTTGCTTGGCATTTCTGTTATCTCACTCATATGCTGAATTGATCGGAGGTTTGAGGTTTACGCTGCAATGGGATCGGGGTTAACTTTGGATCTTCAAACAGTCCCATCCATCCATTGCCGATGCTATGGTCGATCATCTTGATAGCCCTAGCCTCACCGATGCTTTCAAGCTTCTTTAACTGCATCACCGCGGTTCCCTTGGTTAGCTTCTTCTTCTTGTCGTTCCGGTGATCGTTCCACCTATCCCATGCCTCACCAAACTCGACGGAATCAAACGGTAGTTTAACTTCGACCTTGCTTGTTGGCCGCTTATCTTCCGTAGGTGGAGATATTGTTCCGTCAGATGATGGGATAAGACTATCTACTTCCCGGTTATTGATAACTTGATGGCGGGGAAAGGATGGGACACATCCGTATGTCCTGCCCTCCACCTCATACTTATCGATGAACCCGGCACCTAGTAACGCTTCCATGATGGCATCGAAGTCCACGTTATCGTATGGGAGAATCTGCACACCCAGCCTGCGAGTGTCCCACTTGAATCGTCCGTCCCTGTCAGCGGCACACCATAGTCCAATGAAGGCTAGACGCACTGGTAGGGCGGTATCAAACTCAAGGTCGGCAAGCTCGGCGTGGGTGAAGAACTCTGGTTTGATCGTCCTAATTCTCATGCGTTTCCTCCGCGTTGTTAGCCTTGTAAATTGCTGCGCCAATGATTCGGAGTAAATCAACTAGGTCTACTTCCTGTTCTTCTAGGAAATCGTCGAGAATATCCCAATATGCTTGCTCCATACTGACCCTGCGGCCGATGAGTTTGTCCTCTTCCAGTTTGTGGGGCCTGCCCCTTAATTTCTTTTCTGTGTTCATGTTGGTTGGTTGGTTTACTTGTGAATTTGTTTGCCATACTCGTGGATGAGCAGGGCATCTGCGTTTGCGTGTGTTATTTTGATGTCCGGGTAGAGCTGCTGTGCCATGCGCTTGGTGACGTTCTTATCGCCCTTAGTCATGCAGCCTAGGTGCTTCATCCACACTTGTGGTCGAACCTTCGTGAATGGTATCCCAGCGGCCGTGAGAGCCATCTCTAAATGACCGAAGCCATTACCGAAGGAGAAAGCTGACACCACCCCCATTTGGGGGGATGATGATACTTGTTCTAGGTAGCAGTGTGGAACTTCAGTTCCGGCACTTTGAGCGATTTCGTCGATCAAATCCCACAGGTCTTTAGTTGTCTCCGGCATCTTCTCCACTAGGGTGTCACCCAGAGTGGTCCATGCAATCGCACCGTTCTTACCTACATCGATTCCGATAATCATACTAGGCTCGTGTTCTTCGGATCTACGAATTCAAATACTTCTGCTATCTGATACATGATTGCATCAGCGATGGCAGAGCATAGCTCGAACTCGCTAGGGGTTTCCGTGTGTTTGTGCGCACGGCGATACCCGTAGGTGGTGCCGTCCTCAATTGCTTTTACTAATAATGGGTGTGTCTTTGGTATTAACATATTATTCCTTCCAGCTTTTTATTTTTAGTTTAATTGCGAGTTCCGTGCAGGCATTCTCTTCTGTATCGGCCTTGGCGAACGTCTGTGTCCCTGATCGGTAACACATCCACTCACCATCCTTCTGACTGCACGAGATTGATTTACTGACCATCCACTTCTTGCGAGGTGAGAGGTCTTCCGTTGTTTTAAATAGTTCTTGATCCATTTTCTTTCTAAAGATATTGTCGTAGTTTGATCCGTAGGATTCGTGATCTTGAACTCGGTTCCAGTCCCCTTTGTAACTCATTTCCAGAATGTAATTGATTGTTTAACTCGCAGGATAAATTCTGCCTTCCGTTGAGCTTTTTCTTTTCTCTCTCCGATCATCTTGCATATCTGCATGGTGATCATTGGTTCGCGTCCGATTATTCCGATTTTCATTGTTCTTCGTTGGTTGGTTTTTGGTCGTTGATGAGGTTGGCGATGATGATTTGGAAAGCCTTCATCTTATGCTCGTCCTCATTGAGTAATTCAAATACGGCGAGGTTATAGTTTAGTGATTCGAGCTTGCCCTTGTATAGTCCTGCTAATTCTGCGTGGTTCATATGGTTTGGTTGTCTGTTTGGTTGGTTGAGTTACAGGTTTGATTTGGCGCAGTATTCAGCTACTTGTGTCCATTCGGTAATGGTCAATTGATTGAGGAAGCAGACCATCACGGAGTCACCGATCTGATCGCCTGTTTCCAAGCTTGTAAAATAAGCATATCCGTCACCTCTAGTTGCCTGTATTTCCAGTCCTGTTGACTGGATGGCGCGGTTGATTTGTTTTTTAGTAATCATGGTTGGTTGGTTGGTCACTCATCAGCGAGTGATGACGTAAACCTACACACTCATATTTAGATGTCGATATTTATTTTGATAATAATATAAATTAATTATTCCCCTTTATCTGTAAGGCAATTCGGACATTCATTCCACCGTTTCATCTTCTTCCTTGCCGGTAATTCGATTTGTTCCCGGCAGTATTCGGGTGAGTTCTTCATCAGCCAGCGATGGCAGGCCCACTTAACATCAGCGAACTCCTCGTAGGTGATCTTGGGTGCCTCTTTTCGAGTCTGGATAAATCTAACTGAGTGATGGCTTCCTATCATTTCGTTAAATGGTTTCTAAGTGCGTTAATGTATTCTGCGGTGCTTTTGGTATCTTTCCACAAAGGAGTGTCCCAGCGATCAACCAATGCCTGTGCAAGTTCCTCAAGTTTTTTGTGGTAAGTTACTTGTGGCTGTGATGGTTGAACATAATCCCGATATAATTTATGGGTAATGTCTTGGTTATCGGTCATAAATAAGTCATTTGGTATAGTTTGTAGGTCATCATCGCATACGCATCCATCATGTCCACAGTGTTTGCATTGTCCACTCATGGTTCGTTCGGGTTGGTTGTTTCCCAAGGCAAAAGCTTTTCGTCGGCTTCTTCTTGGCTGTCGCATGATAGGTTGCGGTATCTCTCGGCAAGCTTACGTGCTTCGTCCCGCTGCTCGGTGACTTCCTTTAGCTCATCAATTGCGATGCGTTTCTGCGCCCACCACGTTCCGTATTCCGTTTTTAGTTCGGCTAATTCCTCCCGTGCGGCGGTTAGTTCTTCGATAATCCGCTTGCGGTCTTCATAACACCATTTGTGACACTTAATTGCTACGTCCCGCTGCTCGGTGACTACGGTTAGTTCGCGTTCGAGTAATCGACTGAATTGCTCAAGGCTATAAATTGCTGATGAAGTCCTAAAGCCTTTGATTTGCTCTATGATGTCGTTGGTTCTCGGTGTGTCGTTCATGGTTCGGTTGGTTGGTTGTTCTCCCAAGGCAAAAGCTTTTCGTCAGCTTCTTCTTGGCTATCGCATGATAGGTTGCGGTATCTCTCGGCAAGGCGACGTGCTTCGTCCCGCTGCTGTTCTGCTTTCATTCGTTCTGATGTCTGATTTATCAGAGCTTTAACTTTAATGCGGCAATGATCCCTCAGTCGTTCAATCTCCTCCTGTGCTGCGGTTAGTTCGCGTTCTAGTTGTCGGGGGAAATCTGCATAAACAAGATCATTCCCCGATAATTGGCAAAGTTTGTGTCTTTTTACATTTGCGTCTGTTCTCGGTGTGCCGTTCATAGTTCGTTCGGGTTGGTTGTTTCCATCCGCTCGATTTCTCGGTTGATATACCAAGCGGCCTTTTTCAGATCTTGGATCTCGCTGTTCTTTTCTCCGGCTTTCCAGATGTATTTGATGGCGTTGCCACGGTTGAAGTTTGCTGCATGTGCTTTCGGATTATTAGCCTTGAATATAGCTAGTTCCTCACGGACTGCAATTAAGTTGTCCATGGCTTTTTGCGCGACTGCTTCATAGTGAGTAGCCTCAGCACGAGCGGCGGTTAGTTCGCGTTCAAGTGTTCGGGCGTGTTCTGCCGCTTCAAATGGTTCATCATGAAAATCCCATGTAGAAGTAAATTTATCTGTTCTCGGTGTGTCAGTGTTCATAGTTCGTTCGGGGTTAGGGATTGGAGTGTTTCTCTAAAGGATTCAAAGTCGCTACCCTCTAGCCAAGTTGCATCATCCCAAGCTTTTAGAACTTTACGCAGTTCGATGACTTTGTGCAGTTCGATGTAGCTACACCCACCTGTTGCGTGAATTTCATCAATCTCAGCACGGGTGGCGGCGAGTTCGCGTTCAAGTATTTGCCTTTTATCGTCAAGTTCTATCCACGCTTTACGCAAGCCTCTTGATTCAGATCTTTCGGCATTTATCGCACCGTGGTCTGGGTCGTTACATTCGTTCATAGTTCGTTCGGGTTGGTTGTTATGTCGGTTGGATCAAATGCTAATAACGCAAGATCGTGGACTGCTTGGAGGAGGAGGAATAGCGCGTATTCGGATTGGGTTGTTTCCTCAGGCGGCTCTAGCCCATCGGTAAACATTCTGATTCCTATTTTGCATTGCAGCTGCGCGCGGTATGCTGCCCATTCTTTTTTCGTGGTTGGTTTGTTCATGGTTCGTTCGGGTTGTTCTTCGTTCATTACTTCTTGTCCTTCACGAATACTCCATCAACCATCTTGCCTGTGCGTCCTGCAATAACATTGTAAGCGTGTTCAAGGCATTCTTCCAATGTCCAGCCATACATCTCAGCAAGCAGGATTAGGGTAACGGTTGTGTCTCCGATGCCATCCTTAACTTCCATTAGATCGTTTTTATTCACTGCGTAATGCGTTTCTTCAGCCTCCTCCAACATCTTGTCAACTTGTGCTTGGCGAGTGCCTTTGCCGTTAGATCCGATGATGTTTTTGTCTATGCCCCACTGGAGGACGTTTTGTATTAGTTCGTTCATATTTTTATTTGTTTATATTTTACTGTTCTATCGACACGTTGTAACGATCTTCGCTTTCCACGATTAGCTTGGCGAGTTGTTTGGGCGTGGTAATCTTGCTGAGTTTATTATCATGCCCAGCCTCCATCTTCTTCGCACCGCAGTCGTTTTCAAATAAATACCAACTGATCCAGTCGTGTTGATCAATCATTCTGAGCATAGTATCAAATGAATGCCAGATAGCGTGAAACAAATTTCCTTCCGCATTAAGCGTTCCTGCTTCATCTGCCGCGTCACACCGTTTGCTTAGGTTTTTGTAATTAGAAGCGATCTGTTCAATCTTCTTTTCCCACTCGTTAATACGTTCTTGTTTAGTCATGTTTGTAGTTAAGTTTGCTTAATATGTTGTCGAATTTCTGACTGATCAGAGGGTTAATATCCACAAGCAATTCTGCCCTGCGCTTTGCAGAGCTGACCGTGCTGTGGTTCGTGCAGTTCATGAGGTTGGCTACCTCCTGCTGTTTAAAGTGTTTGGATAGCAATGACATCGCAATGGTTCGTGCGTAGGACGTGAAGACCGTCTTCTTGCTCGCATACCGGGTGACCTTCTGGTTCTTTGCTATCTCATCAATCGTGATATCAAACTCGGCACAGACGGCCTTGATGATCCTTGCTAGTAGCTCAACGGACTGCACCGTCATGTTTGATTGGTATACCATGAAAAAATAGGCAGGGGGATCGCTCCCCCCACCATTGGATTAGGCTAGAACGGGATTTCGTCCCGCTCGGTGTCGAGGTCTGGCACGGTCTTCGGCGTAAAGCCTGTTGACGTAGCCTCCGTGACCTTTAGTGCCATATACTTGGCACCGCCGGACTTAGGGGTCTGCACCCACGCTGAGAGCTTATACTCTGTCCCGTCGATGTTGATCTTACCCTGATAGTCAGGACGCTTTGGATTGTCTCCCTTGTCATTCTTGAAGAGGGAGCCTTTATTGGTGTTGTCGTAGTCGCTCATATGTTTATTGGATTGAGATTAGTTCTGAGAGTTCTTGGTAGTATTCGTGATATGCTTTAAGCCCGGCAAACATATCCTCGGTGTATTGGTCACGCTCGACGAGTTTGACGAACAGTGGTGCCGATGGTGAGAACGCCACAAACCACCATGCCTTGGCACCGGTAACAGCCATTGAGCCGTGAACCTGTGCCTTGTATTCGTCTGGCAGCTCGTCAGTCTTGATATATTGGATGAGCTTGGACATCCGAGGGCATTTGATCTCCAGACCCTCGCCATTGTCCATAATGCCGTCAGGGGAGCAGCCGAACGATCCGTGGATGGACTTGGCAAAGCCAATGGTATCGACCGCGAAGTCCATCTGCTTACTGAACGCCTCAAGTGCGTATGGTTCAAGCTGGACACCACGCTTCATATCGTCCGACTCGAATGGTGATGGGTCGGGGAAGCCGTTAGCCTCTGCTAAGCACTTGCTTGCCGCAGTAAGCCTAGCCTTCTCAGCCACCTTGCCGGACTTGGTGAGCCAGTCACCGAACTGGGATGCCGTGAGGACACCGCGGCGATGCTCGAACCACTCTGGGGATCTCTGCTCGCAGTCGATCAGTGTGCAATCGGGGAAGAGGCTCATTGTGCTGCCTCCTGATTAAGTTTGCGCTGCTTTGCGTCGATAGCGGCGTGTGCTGCCTTCACCTTGCCCTTTGGAAGCTCCGAGATGGACTTGATGCTCAGATGACGTGCAAACGCATCCTCGTCGATGCTAAGGGCATCTATGCGGGTTTTGATGAGGGCTATGTCCTCGTCATCTGCCTTGACCATCGACACAGGTGCAGGTTTGACAGGGTTGACTGCCGACTGACCGTCATCGTCCTCCTGTGCTACGCCAGTGACGGATGCCAAAGAATAGCGACGGAGGTAGGTGGTAGCAGCTCCAACACCCTGTGCGTCAGCCTTGGCTGGGACACATGATGCGATGGCTGTGATGTATCCACCACCCTCGTGGCAGAGTGCCGTGGTGACCGATACCAGCGATCCATCGAATGAGGGATTCTGGATGATGCTCAGACCGAATCCGCTGAAGACTGGTCGGACAGTGTTCAATACCTCTGCCAAATCGGCATACCGGTTCTTGAAGTGGGGATTCACTGATCCCTTGGTTGCGTTTTCTACTGCGTGCTGTGCCTTCGCTAATGCTGCGAAGAGTTCTGGTGTTGCGTGTTCTAGGTTCATGTTGGTTAGGTCGCTTTCTTGCGACAGGAGAAGTAAATCACAGTGTGGATACTATGCAAAGAGAAATCTTCATAAAAATGAAAATAATTATTTTGAGCCAACTGCTTGACATCGCTCACAATGTGTGACATTTCTCTTGCAGACACGACTGCAATCATGTCTACTGGTTTCGGAGCTTGCTCCAGAAAAGGTCAGTTACGAGTTGCAGTCCTCGTCTCTGGCCTTTTTCTTTTTAACGGGGAACTGACAGACATATCGATGGTGAGGAGGAACGCTAAAACGACCGCACTTCACCGAGTTAAAAAATGGTTCTGTCCCTTGAAGGAATTTTGCGGGGATAGGTAATCAGTCAGTAGTGACCGTTTGGTTTGATGCTTAAATACAGCGACAGTCCAAAGCTACAAACGGTTCCCGGAAGGGTGTATGCTAAGACTCAATGGTTCGTCCGAAAAGATGAGTAAATGATTCTAGATACAATTCAGCCTGCATAAGGCGAGTTGTGTCTAGATCTAAAGGCTGAACCGAAAGATGAGATTTCGATTAGATGTTCAATAAAGCTGAACAAGTATGCATAAGTAACATCGTTAATGTTACATAAGAAAATGTAATGGTTTATACTCGAAATGGAGTATAAATAACTATAAACGGCAATAATGCGTCACAAGTAGGACACAAAAAACGTGACAAAAAGTCGATGTACTACGACATTTATGGAATGTAGCCGAACAACAACAAAAAGTCAGTAATTGTTACTAATTAGTTACAAAGTGTAACGGTTTTAGCTATGGCATCAGACTCTTATTGAACCTAAACAGGAATATAAGCATAGCCGCCATTCTCTCTCATTAATTTACAAAAATTAGACAGTGTCGTTCCAGCCATAACTTCAATAGGTTTTGGATGAGGGTTACTAGAACAAAGCCACGGAATAGAATTGTCGTTATTGATACTTAATACTGTTGGATGATTTAAATCAGGATAAATTGCGTAAGGTAAAGTCCAAAAACCACTGTAGGCAATTTTGTAAATCTCCCACTTATTTAATTTATCCAACTCTGGATTGTAATGTCGATGAAGATAAGGAGAACCAGCTTCAGTCCAAGGTTTATTATTCCAGTTATCTCCATATTGATCGCTTAATGCTCTAGTAGTAAAATACGCCCAAGGTCCATTGATAAAGCATAGAACAGACTCCATATTTATGTCGGATTTAATAATCATATATTGGTAATTCTTTTTGTGTGAAAAACTCAATAAATCAGATTATAACTCCATAACAAGAACTTTTTATATGAATAAGATTACCATTTAATCAAGGCATTAGACTTTTATCAGATCCAGATAAAAGCATCGGCTCGCAGATGGCCGTAACACCATCGATAACTACACCGCAACCAAGGATCGGTTTGGAGTTATACTTCTTACCGTAAGCCATAGCCTCCTTCTCGTGATCGACCCCACAGCCAACCTGCATACCGAATAATCTGGTCCGTGAGTTGGCAAAGTAAAGCACACCAAACTGTGCGTGGAAATGACCTTGCACAACAGAACAATGCTCACTCTGTGCGTTCAAGAAGGCAGACGATATCTGACCACCCTTTCCCCGGTCACCGTGCTGATAAAGCACACCGTCGATCATCTTGTTTCCATACCGCGGTATCACCTCCCAGCCATGCACCTCCCACAGGTCTGCGTAGTCCTTTAATACGGACAAGGGAAGCCCTAAATCAGAGGCTTTACGCTCCGTTAGGCTGTCGTGGTTACCAATGAGCCATGTAGCCCGTGGAAAAGCTTGGTAGAGCTTCTTAACCTGTGCCTTGGCATCCTTGAACTCCTTCTCACTGTTCATCAATGAGGGTGCCTTCGGGTGGTAGCTGATGCTTGACCAGTCAACCAAGTCACCAATTACGACAACTTTGTCGCATTTATGCTTGGCGTAGATACGCTTCAAGAATGAAACGTAATTCCGGTGCATTGCCGGACAGTGTGGATCTCCAACAACTAGAACTTTAGACATATTATTGTAATTTTAATGATTCCCAAGCCACCCAGAATATCTCGTCAACGCATCTTACTACAGCCTCTTGCTCATACTTTTCCATCCAGCCAACTCCCGATATCAGAAGTGATGCTTCAAGGATCTCATGCCTCAAGGTCGTAATGATAATACGCTCGTCCTTGATTAGATTTGATATCCAGATGACCCGGCTATCGTGTTCGTATTGACCATATGCGTCTTCTAGCTTGCCCCTCTTAATCTTTACAGATTGACCTGCTATCTTGACGCTGTTTGGTAACTTCATGCTTTTCGGTTAATGTAACTACCCTCGCCAACTCCAAACTTAAAAGGCTCATGCCCAGCCGGGTTAACGCAGAGGTCAATAGCATTAGCGTATACTGTTGCCAATCCGTCAATGCTTATATCTTCGCAGTCTTCCTCGTTACTCCCAAAGAATGGCTCCACGATGATCGCGGGGCAGTGGGTTAGTTCCAAGAACTTACCTCCCCGGTCCGTCTTGCGGATGGGTTTGATGCCTCTCGGCTTGATGCTTGAGAATGCTTTTTTGAACTCATTCTCAAAGTTCTTAGCGATAGTAGCACCAATCAAAGAGTTATGCCAATGCAGCCATTCGTGGCCGTTAGCACTAGGTGATGCTGAGTTGAAGTGCAGCTCGATGGCTAGGGTAGCCTGTGCAGCCTTAATCTTGTCAGCAATATCCGACATGGCAGATCCATACCCACCACCATCGTAGTGGTCGAAGATCTTCGATGGGATACCTTTGCGGGTAAGATTGGCTGAGAGCTTGTTTGCGACCTTTAAATTGAAGTCGCGTTCATTGGTCTCCAGTGCGTTTGAATAAGCACCACCATCATATCTTCCACCGATCTTACGACTATGTCCTACGCAGATTGCTATCATTATTTTGTTTCCTCAATTAGCAGTCTCCGGAATTGGTAGCTGCTCATGTAAACCTGTCCTTCTCCGATCATCATACCCTCGGAGAAGTTATAGACCTCGCCGGGTTTCAACGTCACCCACCGAGGGGTTACTAATGCGGCCCTGTTGCTTCTTGCGGATGACTCTTTGACGTAACCTAGTGATGCGCAACTCGGTGTCAGCAGTAGGATTGCACTCCATAAGCCTGCCCAAGCGATCCAGTTCATCTTCGTCATTGTCTAGGTCAGTTGATAGCCGCCAGTCTACCCACGCCACAAACGCATTGCAGGCAGCTATAA